TGACTTGGTATGCTAAAGATTCTTCTAATAAAGTTACAATCCATAATAAAGAATTTAAATCAAATTCCTCAGGGAGAGGTTCGTATAATTTAATTAATATGGTAGGATTGTTAGGGTCTTGATTATCTAATTCAATATTATTAGCTATATATAAATTATTATCTCCAAAATTTAAATAAAAATCTAAAAAATAATCACTATTTTCTCTTTCTTGAATGAATGTATTCGTTTGTTCAATAACATCCAATATTGTCAACGCAGTACTATCTAATCTAATTTCTGTTCTATCAGATGATATTTCAGAAATGTATAATTGTTCAAGGTTTGATCCTATTTGTTTATTGAAAAAATTAAAATATGTACTATATTGTCCTTGAGTGTATCCTTGACTAATTAATGAATTTTCGGGGTCAAGTAATATTTCAGAAACCTCATCATTATTCCCTGGGGATTGTCCATTATTTTGGATAGTATATTGGTTAAATGAATAGTCACTAGAAAGGACATTAAAATTATTATCATAAACAAAAAATTCTATATAACTACTAGAAATAAAGGATGTATTTACATTAAATGTAGATATTAATGTTGTGTCTTGATTTTTATAAGTTTGGGAAAAAAAATCTTGAGTACTTATTTGAGTTGTTTCTGTAGCCATTATAATGTTGTTCCGGTTTGTAATCCTATATTTTGTTTTTGAGCATCAAGCAATTCTATTCTTAATTGGGAAATTTCAGCTTGTAAAGCAGTTATTTCTTCTTGATTTGCTTCAAAATTTATATATTCGCTACTTTTTTTAATTAAATATTCATGAGAATTTACCGCTCCTAATTCGGGTATATCATAAAATAGGTCATTGTACATTTTAAAAAACTCATTAGTATTTGGTTGGATTACTATCTGTTCTTGAATTGTTTGAACCCCTAATTGTTTAAAAGAGGTATCTATAACTTTAGAATATTGTCTTTTATCATATACTTGTTTGTTAAAATTTACACTTTCATTCATCCGTTAATAACTTTAAAGTAGTAATTATCATCAAATATTATAGTTGAACCCTTCAATTCTGTTTTTATTATAACTTTATAATATCTTTCAGGTTCTAATCCACTCATATATACATCAAAATAATTCCCATTTTCATCAGAACTAATTTGAGTGTAATTGTTATCGAAGTTAACAACAAATTCATTGGTAGCCAAGTCTTTTATGGCATAATAAGAAGAAGTTGGTAAATAATTTAAATTAGTAAATAAAGATGCTGTTTGATATGTTCTTGTGGGGTATAAAGGACTTACATTAATATAAAATCTATTTTTACTTTCAGGAAAAAATACCCCTGGATTTTCAGCTAAAGACATTTTTAAGTCTGTTGTAGTAACAATACTTCCGGTAGCAGATCCAGTTAATACGGTTTCATAATCTCTCCATCTAAATTCTAAACATGGGGGGTAAATTGTATTTGTATCAACACTATAATATTTAAATATAGGTTGGATGTTTTGATTGGTTTCAAATTCTGCAGAGCTTGTAAGTTTAACTATAAATCCATAATTAGGTATAGTGTTATTAATCCATGCATTTGATATATTACTAACATTAACTTCAATGTCTTTATTACTACGTAATCCATAGGATATATTAGCTGAACTACTAAATGGCAATTGTGTAGTTACATATCCAGGAATTACATATCCTGCTACTACATATAAACTTCCTGATGTGTCATAAAACCAATTTCCTCCACCTGAACCACCATATATATTACTGAAGGAGCTTGTATAAAAAATAGATCCGGATGGGTTTGTATAGCTACCTGAAGTGCTCCAAGGGCCTGATCCAATATAGTTAGCATATGTCCACGAGGCCCCATCGGTTTCTTTAGGATTATCTAAATAATATCCGGTACCATTATTCCAAGATTGTGCTAAAGGGCGAATTTCTAAAAATGTATTTTTATTTAATCCTTGTGCTTCAGCTATAAAATTTCTAAAATATATATCATAAGAACTATTTCCAATTTTATTAGAATATATATCTAAAATTTCATTTTGATCAAATTGAACTAAATATCTGGCTACTCCCGGGGCACCACTAATATCTATAATGTTAGAAGTTTCTAAGATAGCATCTAACCCTGTATTCATAGTAGGGTAAGCAGAATATAAAGTTGTATCTTGGGTAGGAAATATTTTGTAAACAGCCATTATGGTATTTTGTTATAAATATAATATTATAAAGGAACTACTTTACCTTTAATATCACTATCTAGGTATCTAATTTCAAATATGCTAGGATCTAATGAAGGATAAATTATTTGGTTTTGAGTTGCTGCTGTTATATCATAAGCATATTGAGAGTATCCTAACGTAGTTCCAGCCTTATTTTCTATGGATATGGTTTTAATAGTTTGTACTCCTTTAATTTTATCTAATAGAATATATAAATCTTTTAACATTATAGGTTGATTTAACTGCCATTTACTTATATCAAAATATGATTTAAGGGAAGAAATACAGGAAATTAAAACTTCACTATTATTATACTCGGGCAATACTATAATTTCAAAATTTACTCCTATATTAATAATAAAAGCATCTCTAATTTCAATATTATCACCAATCATCCTATATTGAGACAAATATGTTCTTAAATTATTTTTTAAGGTTGTAGATGCAAGATCTAATTTTCCAGATGAATTTAAAGATAAAACATATAAACTTAAGGTTTCAATGGTTGAAACTTGATTATCTGTTAGTTTAGGTTGTTCAATATATGCTTTAGATATAGCACCATAATCGGAGGGCATGCTTAATGCTCTAATTAAATAATCATCTGCTGTAACTGAGCGTTTTTGAGAAGCAATAAGAGATAAGGAGTTTTGTCTAATTTCTTCTAGTGTATCTCCACCTTTACCTCCAGATGCTGGTTCAATGTTAACACATGTTAAGGACTCAAAAACATAATTTGAAGTTATGGGGTTTAGGTTAGTGGTTCCAAATGAAACATTAGTTTTATTTAGGTTTGTTAATGATCCTAAAGAAGTATTTGAATCAACCCCACCACCAACTAAATATCTAACCGTTAAAGTTGTACTTGAAGGGGCAATACCATATGTTCCTGTATAAAGAAAATTAACTGGGGAGTATGCTGTTGTCAGTTTATCTTGAGAAAATGGTAAACCTATTCCTACATTATTTCCATTGGGAGTAATTTCTTCATCAGTATCTAATGGGGATCCAGCACCAAATTGAATTTGTAAATTTACTAGAGATGTAAAACGAGTAGCAAAACGCCTTTGAACTTTTTTAAGTCTTAATAAAAATGGGGTATCATCCGTTTTATTTGGATCATTTATATTAGTATTTTTGATTGGATCTAATACCATTTCTTGACCTAAATGATCAACTTCATACCATTTATTTCCATCAGAATCAGTAATATCTAATATTTTTATAATATTAGGATTGTTTATATTAACTGTTGAATATGGAGTTGGGTTTGCGAAATTAAAAGAAATAGTATTAATTTGGGCTGAGATAGCATGCCTTTGTTTTTTTAATAGGAAATATTGGGGGATACCCCCAGCGGTTTGATAAATTGAAACTTCAGTTGGATCTTGGGAACTGGAGACTGTAAAATCAATTTTATCTTGAATTAAAAAAGTATTTCCATTTTGGGATGATATAGTAGTATTTTCTTTTACATTTAAAGCATAATCATAATCGGGAATATATGTTCCAGTACCATCATTTTTTGAAGGGATTTGTTGGTAAAAATCCATAAGGGTTTGAGCTACCCCAGTTGTTTTAGGTTTATATCCAAACATATATGCTAATTCAAACACGTTATTTGTTTGTTGAGCATATTGCATAAATGTTTCCTGAAATTGGTTATCTAAATAAAAACTTAAAACATCTCCAACATATGAAGCTTGTTCTATAAACATCATACCTGGAGATGTAGGAGAAAAATCAGTATATGTTTGGGGAAAATATGTTCTAGAATATTCTATTAGGCGTTGTCTAAGTCCTGAAAAATCTCTATTAGTATATTTTATATCTCTGTTTACGGTAGCCATATTTTTTTAAAATTGAAATGATACAGTGCCTTGGATGTTTGTGCCAGGAACATAGTAATTTAAGGAAATTATTATTGAATTGTCTTCTAATGGGTTGGTTAATATGTCTAGTGATGCTATTTGAATCATAGGAAATACTTGAGCTAATTTAGCTTCAACAAATGATTTAATAATATCATTATTAAGATCTGAATTTTGGTCAAATAAAAATATTCTTAACCCAGCTCCAAAATTTGGATTTAAGGGCAATTCACCAGGATTAGTTAAAAAATAGTTTATTAGATTATTTTTAATTGCATCCCTAGTATTGTAATTTAAAGTAAATACTCCATTGTTAACAACTGTAACCGTTGATCCTGTTGTATAAAATAATGCATTTCCAGGACCTGCATTATTAAAGGGGATATTAATTCCAATTCCAATGTTTGGATTTAAATTAATAGGATTAATGGTTTGGGCGTTAAATGCCATTACTTAGTATTTAATAGATTCATTATTTGATCCATACCTAATTCACCGGATCCTAAATTACCATTTACAGGATCACCATGTGGTCTAAATGAGGGTTGAGCATCTTGTGAGGTAAAACTCATAGCAGTCTCACCTAACACTTCAGCATATTTAGATCTAAAGTCTATTGATGGAGGTGCATAAGAGGGTTGTGCAGGTGTAGAAGGTGGTGTATAAGATTCTTTAATTATTTGTTTAGGAGACTTTAAGGCTTCTAATAAAATATCTTTCAATTCTTCTTGAATTGCTTCTCTTACTGCTTCTTTAATTAATTTTTTAAAATCTGTGGTTTTCATATGGTTATAAATATAGGGTTAATCTGCTTTTAAATTGTTTTGTTCAATATAGAATACAAGCTCATCTATTAATATCTGATCAATTGAGCTAAATGACCATTCTCCTTGTAGCATTACTACACCTGATTTATTTCTGGCTATAGCTCTTCTACGTTTTAATGGTTTATCTGTTACTTCTGTTACAACTCCCATTTCAAATCCATTTACATTTGTAACTGTTGGGGTAGTAGATTGAGTAGTTAGAATAGTTAATTCGTTTGCAATTTGTTCTTGATCGGCATCGGGGAAACATTCTTGAACTAAGGAATCTAAAAGATTTAATAATTGGATTGCTTGAAGTAAAACTTGCCTTAATAAAACTAATATAGTTAAAGTGCTAGTATTAATAGTTTTTAGATTAGTAATAAGTTTATCAAGTTTATCTTTACCATCTTGAATACCTAATATTACATTTGTGGGAAGACCAGGTACCCCAGGTACTCCTGTTGAAACAGGGACTGGTAAATTCTTTAAAACATTATATGCAATATCTAATCCTTCAATTACCCCTCCAGCTATACCTAATGCTTTTGTTGTACTATCTATTATTTTTAAACTATTATTTAATTGTTTTACTAGTTTATTTTTTTTATTAATTATATCAAGCAATTGGGCTTGAGGGGGACAAGTAGATTTATTTTTAATTCCTTCTAAAATTTTATCTTTATTTTTCATTGCTAAATCTGTAGCTTTGGTTACCCCAAAACCAGCAATTAAAGTTAATACTGTAGGAATTAATACTGATTTTAGAGTGCCTATTTGATTAGTTAATTTTTCTTGGGAAAAATATTTAAAATCTTTTTTACTTGTTGATAACTCTTCTATTTGTGCTTTAGTAAGTTGAGATGCTTTAAGTTTATCTTGTTCTAATCCTTTGGTAGTTGGTGTTAAACTAATTACTCCTAGGTTATCTTTAGCGGTTCCATCACCTTTATAAGGAATAACTTCTAAGGATTCATATCCTGGGGAAGTAATAAGTAGTTTAGTTAGGTCCTTAGGATTTGTAGTAGGTTCTATAGAACCAGATAAAGGAAAAATAAACTTACCTGTATTAGATGGATTAGAGGGATTCATTAATTCATTATTTAAAATTTGTTTTTTTTATAATTAAGTTTTTTAATTGGAGGTGGGAACTGGGATTGTATCGAAAAAGTTATCTGTAATTGTTGGGGGAATAAATGCTACTATTTCTTCTATAGATTGTGTGGTTGGAGAAATAAGTTGAATTTCAACTCCTTTTATAGGTAAATTTGTAGTTTGATCAATAATTACTCCTGTTGTTTCTGTTTTTGGAGGATCTTTAGGAAATTCAAATTCATTAATAACTATTATTTGAGCTGTATTTTTTCCTAAAGAAAATCCTAGATGGTTATATATCCATTTAGTGAGTAAATGAGCTCCTGGAAGGTCATTTATTAGGGTGTCTGTTGGATTTCTAGTTCTAGAAAATATAATGCATCCTTCAGACCAATTTTCATCAGATCCATTATGGATTCTAATCCCACCAAATGATAAACCATCAAAACTAAAAGCTGCGGCTGATGGGTCTGTTCCAACTCTTGGAAATACTCCTGGGGATCTAAATTTAGCTCTTTTGTCTTGGGGAAATTTAACATAACATCGTTCTAAGCTTGCTTTACCAGTTATATCTAAGGTAAGATTATATGATTTTGCTGTTAAAGGATTGAATGTACCTATACCAAGAGATGAATCGGGTATTGCTGTAGTTGCATCAATTTTTTTCTTTCTAACTACATCTTCAACTGTGAATCCTAAAACTTGACCTTTATACCATAAAGTACCTGCTGTTCTCTTTGCTGTTGCTTTTTCTCTAATAAGAACTAACCCCTCAAAAGTATTAATAAGACCTTGAAGAGATGAAGGGATATCTTTTAATTCTTTATAACTTCCATTTAATGCCCCTCCAATAGCTGTAGGATAATTAGTTAATAATGCCATGTTATATTGTTTTTACAAAATTTGATTTAATACTGTCTATTTGTTGTGCAATAAGTTCCAAATTAGATTCTGCAATTTTTGCCACGGGTCCTATAGTTGGGTCAGGAGATGAAACTCCCCCAGGCCATATTTGAATAGTTTTTAAAGCTGTAGATAAGTTAGTAACTTCGGTAATTAATCTCTTTAATAATTCTACAGTATCGTCTCCTTTTAAAACTGCTTGATTTGCACTTTTACTCCCTAATTTAATATCTGTACTATCAATATATAATTGTCCTGCTTCTAAATTAATACTTTTATTTGATGATATATAAACTGATGTTTGTCCACTAATTAACACACTATCAGATTTAGCGTTTAATATAATTCTATCTGAATTAAGAATTATTTGAGGAGATGCGTATTGGGCAGGAGTAGTGGGTGGAGTATTGGTAGAATAAAAATTTTCATTAGCAATACTAAATGGGATTTTCTGATATGAGGTTAAATATAGGGAAGATAAATCATTCTTTATATTTTCAGTTATAGGAATCCAACCTTCATCACTTGTATTTGTTGGTTGTCCATTTCTTAAAATGGTAATTGGATCTCCATTATTTCCAAAAGTTGACCAATTATTTTTTAGAATACTATTTGATTTTGATGTGTTACCGAGACGTATACTTTGTCCATATCTACCTTCATATATTATATCTCCAGAAAATGGGAGAATAGGGTGGATATTGGGTTTTTCTTGAAATGTGTCTTGGGATGGATTAGGAAATTTAGTATAATTTAAATTAATTTCGGTTGAATTATCTTCAACCCTTCTTACATATTCTCCCCCTGCATTAACATAATCATCTTTTTGATTTTTATTTAATGCTTCATATGTCGTTATATTAGGATAAGCATTATGATGTGGATGGTTCCATATCCCTGTTGGGGGAAAATAATAATAAACTATTTTCATGTTCTGGGATGAATCTACAAATTTGCTAGGTATGTAAATTAGAGATACTATTTCATTTACTAGGGGATATAATTTTATTTGGGGATTAAAAGGATAAGCAAAAGTTGAAACTATAGTACCATTATTAATATCTTCAAAATATATAGTTCCAATACCATTCCATTCACCAACATCTTTAAATTTTGGGTGATTTTCATCTAATATAATATCTAATACCCTAACAATTTTAAATAAGGAAGAATTATTATCTACTAAACTCTTTAAAGTATTAAAAGCCCCTCCACTAGAATTACTGTTGGAGTTATTGTTCCCATTACTAGTAGTTATCCCTTGCCTATAAATTGCCATTAGTCTTTAGGATTGAATTTTTTAACCTCTGCTAATAATTGGATTTTTTCATCATCGGTCATACCAAATGATTCTTCTTCAGATTTATTAGAAGCCAAAGCGCGTTGAACAATGGTAGCCATTTTAACTAACTGTTCATCATTTTTTATTCCTAGTTCCATATATTCCTTAATTAAAGGAACAATTAAAGTAGCATCACCAATATCATTAATAAGAGGTTTTAATTCACCTATTAACGCAGATATTTGTGCTTCCTTTTTCTTTTGATTATCGTATATTTCTTTAAGTATATCGGAGAATTTTTTCTTACCCCAAACATTTGATTCTAAATTACTCATGTGGATGTTTTTGAGTATAAATATGGAAAATTACTAGAGTTGAAATCTTGTATATCCTTGATCTAAATAAAATAAATAATTATTTTTAAATATACCATATAAAATACCTGCTATTTTGGTGATTTTTGGAGTTTTAGCATCTGGGATCATTTCATGGATATAAATGTATAAGGCTTTTTTATTGAATACGTCGATTTGGTCTCGTTTACGAAACAACTCTAAAATAGCATCTGCAATCTTAGCATCATATGGTTTAGGGAATATTTTATATATGTTGGTACTAGCAAATTCTACATATTCATCCATAAATTGAGATAATTTATCATCTGAATTTGATGGTTCTAAAGTATATGAATGAGTATCATCTTTTAAAAGTTCATCAGTTGAAACTTTTTTAACTTTACTTTTATAATTTTTATCATTATATAATATACACCATCGTTTAACAATTGTACCAAAATAAGAATATGCTTTAGCACCTTTTTTAGGATCAAATAAATGTATTTTCGATAATAAAAATACTATTATTTCATGTTGTAAGTGTTCTAAATTATCTACCTCAGTATAATAAAATTTAAACGTGTGTATTATATTTTGAGTAAGTTTGAAGAAAGCATAGTGTATTTTTTCTTCATATATTTTACTTCTTACTTTAAAATCTAAAGTGTTGTTATAAAGTACAATAGCATCTTCTGTTTCTTGAGTAAAATAATTTTTACTTACTTTCTTTTTAGGCATTTCGGTTGTACTTTCTAACATTGAATTCATTAAGGATTTCTTGTATTTTTATTATTGACTGGAAAATAACTCCAACTTCATCATCTTTTTCAAATACTCCACCTTTATCTAATTCTTTTAGTTTTTTATCTGAAATCTCAATGGTGCGAGATAATTTATCAAGATATTCTAAGTAGCTAACTACTATATCTTCTGCTTTTTCATTCTTTTTCATAAGATTGAAAGTTGTAAACCCTAAAATTACAACTAAGGGTGCTAATATGCAAACGGAAACTATTAATAATATCATAATTGATCGAATATATTTTTTAAACCTTCACTCTTAAATGTACCTAACGCCTTTGTTTTGGTAGATGTCTTCTTAGACATGTTTGGCTTATTCCCCAATGTATAATTTCCTTTTCCGACATCCACGGACTTTTTACCTTCTTTTAATTTAGGCAACCATTCACGTTCAAACTCGATACGTGCCGCCATTAAATCCGCCTGATGTAAGATAAAAGGTAATGATGTTCTAGGTTTTTGTTCTGGCATATAAGCCATTAAGTATTTTTTATTTGCCTCATCATATAGACCATCATGTGTTTGAATAGCAATCATTTCATTAAATGTATACTGGATACCATGTGATTGAAGTAGAAATAATCCTCTATCAGGAACCGAAGCAAATGCAACTTTAGTATTAAACATATAATCTTCTCCTAATTTTTCACGTCTCCAATTATCAGTTTGAGGAATATATGATTCATTTTCCTCATCACCCATTTTACCTAAATCATGATTTAAAGCTGAAAATACTAATTCTTCAACTGTGAAAGTAGACATATCACATCCTTCATCATTCCATAATTCAGCTTGCTTAAGAGCACATCGAATAACACGTAAAACATGTTCTACATATCCTCCGGGGAAAGCATTATGATATTCTTTTTTATGCGCAGCAGGCATTAAAGCTATACGTTCTTGATAAGTTAAATAAAATTCTAATAATTTCTCTTTACGAGGTTCGGAAATATATTCATTAATATACCCCATTAATTCATCCCAATTTTCTTGGATTTGTTCGGCTGTAAAATTCATAACTTTTATTTATTTTGGTTTATTTATTGTTCACGTTCAACTATTGCTGTTATATCATCTCTCAATTCTAAAACTTCTTGTAGAATTTCTCTTGCAGATTCAACGTTTCTTTCATTTAAAGCGTTTCTCATACGTTTTAATTTTCCTTCTAGAGACTCCATCCGTCTCAATAATAATTCTTTATTATGCATTTATGTTTATTTTATTTGATTACTTATTTACTTTTTCCTTTTATATTCTAATAATTTTAAAATCAAAATATAATTAAAGGTAATAACTTTCTTTTACTTAACCAAGGACTTTTCAACAAAATCCTGTATTTTTTTCAAATGGGCACATTTTTCAAATTCTTCCCCCTCTTCAAAATAATTTATTGATAATTTTAAAGAGATTATAAAATCTTCATTTGCATATTGTTTTAAAGCTTCCTTCCATTCCTTTTTCTTAAGTTGAACTTGCTCAATCCAAAACCAAGCCCTAGTATACATCATATACTCACCTGCATCGTCAATCCCTTTTACATCTAATTCAGAATCAGATTTGGCAAAAAACTTTACAATTTGTTTAGAAAAAACTCCCCCATTCATAATCAATTTATTAAACATACCTAACTTAAAATGAGGAGTTTCCTTAAATACGTCTAATTCAGCTTCTATTTTTTTCTTTGATCCATCATCTTCACTAGGAAACCCAAACAAAGCAAATATATTATCAAATTTCATCGTTCTATATGTATATACTATTTTATAATTAAATTCACGCGCTAAAACGCAGATTACATTGATAAATATTAATCGTTTTGGCTCCCAATTAATTCTATAATTTTAATTGCCTCCTCAACAGAAACAAAGAAAAATTCTCTCTTTGCACTCACACGATTTTTTCTAAAATGTTTATGTACTGCCTTTTCGATGCGCTCCCCATTAAAACAATTATACGAATATACAACATTAAATGGAGTAGGAACAGCAGTAGATTTTGATAATGTGGAAGCTCTATCAATTGGATCACCCTTAGTGTAACCTATTTTTACCATTTCAGGCATAGATTTACTTTCTAAAATGTAAACGGATTGATCTCCATTAGAACCATTAACACTTTGTCTAAAACGTGGGGTAAAATATTTTATTAATTCCCATCCTTCATTATCTAAAAAAACAGAAAAATATGCAGGTGGTGGTGAGAGTGGATTTCTATCATACGGTACGTAATTTTTAGATTCCTCGTTGGTTATACGTTTCATATAATTAAATTTACGTGTTAAAAACGAGCACCCGAACCTTTATACCAAGGCCATCCATTTCTATCTTTAAGTGCCTCATTCCACTTAGCCTCCGTATATTTTATACCATTAAGATAATATTCACGTTTGCGTTTGTTTCCTTGAGGAATTAAAGCGGGCCCTTCCCAATTATGTAACTTCCCATCAAACGTGTGCATGATTGTTCCATCAGAAGTTGTTATTTTTCTTGATTTTTCGAATTTTTGGTTTTCCATAATACTTAAATTTTAAATATTTTATCTCCAACTAAATCACCTACGATAAGACCTGCTGTGAAAGCTAAACCATATAGCCCTGTCATGAAATAAGCTCCAATTAGGATTCCAATTGAACTAATTTTTACTGTTTTGATAACTTTTTCTCTACTTAACATAACCTTTATTTTAACAGATAAGCTAATTTACTTATCTTATACCAATAATATACGGATAAGAATCTGGAAGACCAAGTTTCCCTTAAAAAGAATTAATATTAAGAAATCACTAAAGAATAGGCTCCGGTTCCTCTTAAATAATAAGTAGTTCCTACTACTGGGGTATTTGAAGGGGAAAATTGAAAAGAGCTTACCCCCGGTTGTACAACAACACTGGATATATATGAGGAAGTAACTAGTCCCATTGATTGGGAAACAACATAGGTTCCTTCAAAATTTTTAGGGGAAGTTGAATCATAGAATCCTTGGTCATTACGAATTGTTTCCATTGTAAAATAAGAGGATCCACTTGGGTTTGTAAATGTAAAGGTTTTTGTGCCGAAAAGAAAAGTTTCACCAATAGAGCCACTTCCTTCTAACTGGAGATATGTGTAAGATGCCACTTATTATTTTTTAACATGCCAACTTAACAAACCGTTAAGCCATTTTTTTCTTTCTGTGCAATTACATTCTTGTAATCCAAACCACTGTTTGTAACGTTCTTGGGTAATTCCAAATTTAGTTAAAGTAGATTCAACTACATCCCCAAGACCTTTTGTTAGTTGGGGGTTTTGGTTAGGGTCAAGACCTTTACTTTTTAATTCATTAATTACTTGGTCCATTTCTGGTCTTACGTCATCCATAATTTTTATTTTTGTTTATAAATATTATCGTTTTCTGAAATATGTTATAGGTAAATTAAATATTTCGTAAGTTCCGCAAGTAATTATTCCTAAACAGCCTATAGTTAGGTACATGGGTAAAAGTAAAATTCTGTATGTCATATGTTTTTAATTTTTTCTTTGAGTCTTCTTAATAATCCTTTTTTATATGCAATATAATCTTTTTCGTATTTGTATGGCCAAGCGATTAAATAAGTGTTTTTTTCACTTTTTGGATAGGAGAACAAATCATTTTTTAATTTCTTTTTAATCTTTCGTGGAAGTCTGAATTTCATCAACATTTAAATCTATTTATATCCCGTAATATACATATATATTCCATCGATGCCAAGTATTTTTTGTAAAAGAAGAGATTTGTTTTTTGTGGGTTTTTATCCCTTTGGCCGTTTTGGAAATTGTATTTTATTTATGGGGGATAATATATAAGGATATATTGGGTCAATGGGTGTAAAGGTTTTAAAAAGAAGAGAGTTACTCTAAGTCACGTTCCTCGCCACCACGCGCCATATTGACATCGGCGCGCGTGGGGCCGTACCACGTGTGTACGCACATATATATACCGCCATATACCGTACCGCCAACCACCCTTATACCAAGGTCTCGGATCCCGGGTCTCCAAAGGTCACAGGGTCACAGGGTCACAGGGTTACCAAGTAACCAAGAATAAGGTCTCGGATCCCGGGTCTCCAAAGGTCACAGGGTCACAGGGTCACAGGGTTACCAAGTAACCAAGAATAAGGTCTCGGATCCCGGGTCTCCAAAGGTCACAGGGTCACAGGGTCACAGGGTTAC